GCAAATATTTTATTGTTATTTGATGGAGACACAGGAATTTCTTCTCCACTTAATTTTCTATAAATTGATTGAATCATAGATATTGATTTATTTGTAAGTTGATATATTGGTTTGGTTCTTTTTAGACTTCTTTTTTTCTCTCCAGATCTAAATAGTTCTATCCATCCTCTTTTTTTTAGACTGTCAAATCTAAGTCTATCCCAAGAAAAAATTTTCTCATATTCTTCAAATTTATATTTATCAAAATACTTCTCTGAATAGAGAAACATTAGCATATCTAAATCAGCTTGAGATACTTCATACTTTATTTTTGTAAATTGTCTAATTACTTTCCAATATTTTAAGTAATCATCTTGATTTGATTTCATTTAATTATTTTTTATATATTTGTACAAAGTTATTAATTAAAAATACATAACAATGGACCAACCTAAAAAAGAAAAATCAAAAAGACCTGACACTCCGTTAGCAAACACACCTGAGCCACTACCAATTTATTTACAAACACAGGCTGAAATACGAGCAGGAAGAGGTACAGGTGGTAGTCTTAGAGAAATAGTAGAAAAAAGAAATGCTGAGAAAAAAGCTGAAAAATTAGCTAACGAAGCTAAAGAAAGATTAAATAGAACACCGACAATTAACGATACGCATAAAATGAAGTTATCTGATTTTGTTAAATAAATAATACTAAAAAATACAACAATGAGAAACCTTGATATTAAGAATCAATCCAAAAGACCTGATACTCCGTTAGCTGAGACTCCTGCGCCAACACCGATTATTGATTATAGCGATATGATAACAACAAAAAAAACTTGGTTTACGGATAAGGAATACACTCCAACAGCTGTGGATACTTCATATTACAAGCAAGGTTTTAATATGGCATTAAAAGGAAAATCTGTTATACCGGCTTATGATATGAAAACTAAGCAAGGTATGGCAGGATATTACGAAGCTAAAAAGAAGATGAAAAATGGCAATTAATCAAGTTAGACCTGACACTCCATTAGCGGAGACTCCTATGGCAAATTTTCAAAAACAAGAAGACCCTAAGCCTAAAAAGCCTTATAGTCAATGGACTGATGCGGAAAGAAAAACCTATAAAGAATGGGTTATTAAAAATAAAGGTGGAGAACAATATAAAACATTTATAGATTCTACTAGAAATGCAGGAAGAAGTAATATTGTAAAAATTGGTAAGGATAAAGAAGAGGCATTAAAAAAATTGCTTGCATCAGGAACTAAAGATAAACCATTTTATCTTTGGACAGCAGATGAAAAAGCAAAACACAAAGCAGATTTATTAGCTGAAAAAGGAGGAAAAGAAAAATACACTTCGTTTAGAGATTCTGTAAATACAGATAACAAAAAAAGAAAAATTGAAACTCTTTTTAAGGATACAAAAGTTTCAGGATTTGGAAATGATACAACTGCTTATAAAAAATATGCTGTTAAACAAGCAAAAATAGCTGAAAAAAATGCAGGTAGATCTAATTTAGAAGGTCTTCAGATAGACAATTGTAATAAAAGAGGCAAAGATAAAGGTAGCTGTTCAGATAAAACTAATGTATCTAAAGGACAATCATTAAGAGACACTAGATAATATGAAAAAATCAGACCCTATAAAAAAAGTTAGTGTAGAGACGAATTTTAATAATTATAACAATAACGGTAATTATAATGAGAAGTCTTCTACAAGTTCTGTTACTAAAAATGAAGCAGGAGAAATAACAGGCAAAAGAATATCAAGTAATAACGATGGTAATTATAGGTCTGCTACTCTTAGTTTTGATTCTGATGGAAATGTAATAGGAAATTTTGAAAAAGGAGACAAAGGAAAAACTATTTTTGGAAGAAGAGCAGAAAAAAAGTTTAATAGAATATTACAAAGAAATAATGAAAAATAATATAAACAGACCTGATACTCCATTGGCAAACACACCGGAACCACAACCTGTTAGTTCAGGACTACAAGCTTCGCCACAAATGGGAATGGTTCCTCAACAAAGAGTTCCTACAAAATTTGAGCAAACTGCTAACAATGCTATAGAGCAAATAAAAATAATGAATCCTCCACCTGTTGCTGCTGAAGCACCTGCTCCGGCAGCTGCTCCTGTAGCACCACAAAAAAAATAGAAATTATGACAGACAAAGAAAAAGAAAAAGAAAAAGAAAAAAACAAAAACAGAGATACTCCTTTATCAAATACTCCTGAAGTTTCAAAAATAACAGATTTAAAAACTGCATTAGCTGATATAGAAAAGAGATCAATTCTAAGAACTGAGACGCAAAATGCAATAAGTAAAAAACTTATTGAAAATAGAAGAAGTGGAAAAAACACTCATACACCAGAACCTAAATTAGTAGGATTAAAAGGATTTGGAAGTTATAAAACAAGTTATAATCCAGAAGTATAAACCCTAATAAAAATAAACAAAATGAAAAAAGTAAACACAATGAAAAAAATTAATTCTTCTATGAAACCTGTAGTTAAAGGTGCAGTTAAAGGTGCAGTTAAAGGTGCAGTTAAAGGTGCAGTTAAAGCAACTTCTAAAGTAGAAACTCAAAACTTTTTTAAATCATTAGCAAAAAAGAAATAATGAAAAAAGTAATTGAAAAAGAAAAAATTGAAGTTGTAGAAGTTGTAGAGACTCAAACAACGCAAGAGGTAACAACGCCAGAGGTAATAACTCCAGAGGTAACAACACCTGGTCATGCAACAAGAGCATTTCGTCAGTAATGGCTGATAAGGCAAATATGAAATGTAACCAACCTGTATCTTCAAATAGAGCAGGTAAAAAGAAAATGGTTAAAGCTTGTTCCAATGGAGAAGAAAAACTTCTCCATTTTGGGGCAAAGGGTTATGGTAATAATTATAGTGCTGCAGCTCGTAAAAGTTTTAAAGCAAGACATAGTTGTGATACAGCTAATGATAAATTAACCCCAAGATATTGGGCATGTAAAAATCTATGGGCAGGACCGGGAGGTTCTACCACAAGTAATCCAAGTAATCGCAGAGGAAAATACTAATGAAAAAATCAACTGAAAAAGCGAAAGAATACGAGTCTAAGAAATCATTAGATGGTAAGATGAAGTTTCTAAAAGGAAATGTAAAACCACCTGTAAAGAAAGTAGAAAAATCAAGAGTTGGTATGGGAAATAGAGTTTCAAAAATATAAATAAAATTTAATACTTTTACAAAATGAAATCACAAGGATTCGGAGATACAATTGAAAAAATAACTACAGCAACAGGAATTAAAAAAGTAGTTGATACAGTAGCAAAAGCTACAGGAAAAGATTGTGGGTGTGCGGCAAGAAAAGCTGCTATGAACAATCCAGACTTATTAATTAATAAAACATTTTATAAAAAATAGAAATTATGTCAGTATTCAAAACAACATTTTCAAGAGCATTAAATGTATTTCCATCAGATAATGCTAATATTCCTTTTCCAAATGTAATAACATCAGGTACAAACACATCGGCAAACGTTGATACGTTAATAGATAGTTCAGCTGATTTTATAAACGATAACATAAAAGAAGGGGATATTGTTTATAATGTTACAATGGGCACTTCAGCTACTGTTATAAAAGTAAAAAGCTTTCAGCAATTAGATTTGAATGCGGATATATTTACTACAGACCCTGAAGAATATATTGTATATCAAGCATCACCTCAAACAGGACTTGGTAATCAAGGATGTTATCTTTATATTGGATATGCTTTTGAAGGAGGAGGAACTATAACTGTAACTACAATAGGTGGAGACATCATTGCATTTAATGGAATATTTAGAGGAACAATATTACCTGTACAAGTTATAAAATTACATGCAACAAATACAAATGATGTGAATAAAATAGTAGCTCTTTGGTAAGATGGCAAAGATTAAACAGCAAGAGAGCGCTTATCAAGCTAAACCAAAGAAGTCAGGTGTAGCTGCTAAGACTAAAACGAGTACCCTTAAAACGAGTAAAAATTACGTGAAAAAATATGTTGGACAAGGTAGGTAGTATTTATTATAGTTTTGTATATTTGTACAAAAAATAATTATGTTAGTTTATTTAGCGACAAATTTAATAAATGGTAAAAAATATATAGGTTATACAACTAAAACCTTAAAAGAAAGAATAAACGTTCATATTTATAAATCAAAATGCAAATCAAATAAACATTATTTTTATTTATTTAAAGAAGCATTAAGAAAGCACGGTGTTGAAAATTTTAAATGGGAAATATTAGAAGAGTGTTTTACAAAAGAAGAATGTTGTGAAAAAGAAATATTTTATATATCTAAACATAATACTATTTCTCCTAATGGATATAATTTAACAGAAGGTGGTAATGGAGGATTACAATCAGAAGAAACAAGATTAAAAATATCAGAGTCAGTAAAAAAGTATTGTGAAAATAATAGAGAATTGAATACTTTTGTAAAAGCAACAAAAGAAGACAGAAGTAATTGGGCTAAAAAAAGTTGGGAAATAAAAAAGAAAAAAGGATATATCAATCCTTCTTATCCTCATAAAGAAGAATCTAAGATTCAGATGAGTTTAACAAAAAATAAATTAAACAAATTAAAGTGGATGAATGTGTATACTTCAGAAATAACTGATTTATCTTTAACTGATATGGCTAAAAAAACAGGACTTTCCGTTGGGGTGTTTAATCACTTAAAACAAGGAAGGCAACTACAAACAAAATGTGGTTGGATAATAATAAAAGAAGAAAGATAATGAAATATTTAAACTACATAGTATCTTCTTTGATACTACTATTTATTCCGATATACGGAATACTAATTGCAGTTGCAACAGCAATTATTCTTGATACTTTTACAGGAATATTTAAGAGTGTAAAGTTAAACGGTTGGAATAGTTTTAAAAGTAGGAGATTATCTCATATTATATCAAAGATGTTGCTATACGAAATTTGTATTTTATTATTATTTGTAATTGACAAATTTATCCTTAATGAATTTATTTTTAAATGGCTGAGCATAGACTTTATGTTTACCAAAATATGTGCTATACTTTTAATCTTTATTGAATTAGTTTCTATAAAAGAAAATATTGAAGCTGCTTTTAAAATAGATATTTGGAAAATATTAAAAAAATTATTTCTTAGAGCAAAAGAAGTTAAGAGCAATATTAATGATATTATATAATGGAAGATAAAATAACAATTGATAGAATTAAAGAAGCACATCCAAAGCTTAGAGAAAAAATGTTAGAAGATTATAGAACAGCTAATAATCTTTTAGGAAAAGGAGCTCGTTTAAGATTTGCTTATGTATTTAGAAGCAATACTCTTCAAGACAAGTTGTACAATCAAAGACCAAAAGTTACTAATGCAAAAGGAGGTCAGTCAATTCATAATTATGGATTGGCATTTGATATTGTATTGCTTTATGATAATGATGGAAATGGAACCTTTGAAGAAGCAAGTTATTCTCAAATTAAAGATTTTGACAAAGACTCAATAGCTGATTGGAAAGAAGTTATTAATTATTTTAAATCACAAGGTTGGGAATGGGGAGGCGATTGGAAAACTTTTAAAGATGCACCTCATTTTCAATATGATTATGGTTTTGATTGGAAAACTTTAAAAGCAAGAGTTGACAAAGGAAATGTTATTATAGAAAACGGAATTACTTATCCAAAAATATAATGAATAAAATTTTAATACTTTGTTTTTTAATATTAACTTCTTGTGGTGCAAGAAAAGTAAATATAGATAAAGTTGATGCTGTAGTAAAAACAGATAGTGTAGTTGTAACCAAGCAAGAGTTAGTTGTTACTCAAGATAATAATGTTAGTGTTGTTACGGATACTGATGAATTAGAGATAAGTCCGGTATCTGACACAATTCCTATGGTTGTGAACGGAATAACGTACAAAAACGTAAAGCTAAGTTATAAAAAAA